TGTCCGCGACCGGATGGGACTTGATCCGGTAACAGGCAAGAAGAAGCAAGGCGAAGAAGTCGTGGATAATGTCCGACTTCGGAAGATCGGCAACAGCTGGATATTCTTCCGAAGCGGGCACACCCCCAAAGCGGGGGAAGGGATTGACGTGGACAAGGTGACCTTCGATGAGATTGATCGTATGCACCCGAACGTGATGATCGCCTTCAATGAAACCCTGTCCTCATCCGCCTTCGGATGGCGGCGGGATATCTCCACACCATCGCTTCCTGCGGTCGGTGTGAATGCCAGCTTCCAGCATAGCGACCAACAGCACTGGATGATGAAGTGTCCCCATTGTTCAAACTGGTTCACGCTCATTCATGACTTTCCGAAGAACGTTGTCGAGCTGACCAAGGATAGCCGCGGCATGCCGAACCACAACCTGCACTTATCCCATAACTTTATCGAAGAAAGCGATACCCATGCGTATATCTGCATGAAGTGTAAGAACTTCGTGTCCGACCATACCCGCGTCATGGGGCTATGGAAGCCGCTATACCCCTATAAGAAAGACGTGCGCGGCTACCAGATCAGCCAGCTGATATGTCCATGGATTAGCGCTTCCGACCTGATGAAAAAGAAGCGGGACTACCAGCTCGACCAGCTGTTTGAGAACTATGTTATTGGACGACCGTACCTAGGGGACAACGTGATGGTGACCCGCGGCGACATCCTGCGGTGTGTCGATATGAGCATGAAGAGCCCATATGATATCCGAAGGGAAGGCGTGGTGCAGGGCGTCGACTGGGGCAACACCAGCTGGGGCGTGAATGGCATGAAGCACCCTGACAACCCTGAGCAAATGATCCTGCTGGATATCTGGAGCATGAATGATCAGGAAACAACGACTTCCGAAGACGGCAGAAGGGATAATCCCCATGTCAAAAAGGCAGGCGAAAAGATCAGGCAGTGGGGCTGTGTGCGAGCGGTACATGATGCGGGCTATGGGGCTGACCGGAACTTTGAACTGCGGCAGGACTTCCCGAGCAAGGTCTTTTCCTGCTTCTATCCGTCCCTGTCGAGCGATATCACGAAGCACATCACCGACCAGTGGAACGAAGACGACTGCAAAGTCAATGTCGACCGCACGCTGACCCTGAAGCTTATGACCAAGATGTTCCGAGACGGAAAGATCGTCATCCCGCGCTGGGTCGCTGAGAACCCGCTCTTTGAAACATTTATCAAGCATGTCACCAACCTAGTGCTGATCCGTGACATCGAAACCGATGAGAAGACCAAGAAAGAAATGATCAAGGAGCGGGTCGGCACCCTGCCCAGCGGCGACCACTTTGGGCATGCTATGAACTACTTGACAATCGCCTTACGGAAGGCGGACAATAGCGGCAAAAGCGATTACTTTTACTAAGGAGCTGGGTAGATTGAGAATGGTCGAATGGAAAGCGAAAGTGGTTATAGGCACACCAAGTATGCTGAATCCGATGGAGCTGAAGGAAGCCGAACACGAAATACGTGGCATCTTCGCACAGAACGAAAAAGATGCTTTACAGGCTGTTGAGGAGCTCGCCCATAAACCAGCCGCGCAGGTTTACTTACTGAGCGCCAAGGTGCGCAGAGCGGACGAGCCTGAAGTCATCGAACCGGAGAAGTCCGCGCTTCGGAAGCAGTTCGAGACGGAAGCGGAGATGTACGGGAGCCGTGGCATCAAGCCGCAGATGATCGCCGTCGCCGTCAAACTGCCAACAGGCGCGATTGAAACGATCGTCAACTACCATGATGTCGGCTCTAAAATGGTGTACTACCTAGATGCGTACGATAACGAGTTCAAGCTGAAGGCAAACACAAGCATCCAGATACTCAACTACATGATCGTATAGCACGCTTCGGAAGACCCGTTTTTGGGTCTTTCTTTTGTTAAACAAGCTATGCTAGACTGTGCTTGTAAACAATATCCATAGAGGAGCTGGACATTCCCATGGCAACACGCGTATCTAAAAAAGTAGCACAGGAAGCACTGCAAGCGCAGGCACAACAAGAACAACCGCAAGAGCAGGCACAAATGTACATCGGCATTGTGCTCGATGCAGGCTCGATGATGGACGTTCGCCGCATTGACCCTTCCGAAGCCGAGTTTATTATGCACCACTACCGCATGACAGGCGAAATCGAGTTCGCCAGACCGGACAGACGGGTCAGAGAAATCCTGAGCCCATACGCCGCACTGATCCTTACCCAAGTCGATGCCCACATCTACACACCTGTACAACAAGCCGTTGTGATGCCTTCCGAAGGCGCAACAGAAGGAGCTATCGATGGCACAGACAAAGCCTAAGAAGCAGGAACCCGCTCCACTGGTCGTGGAGATCAACCCACAGCCCTTAAACGGACAAGCCTACATCATCCGTACGGAGCTGACGAACGAAGACGTCACCCGCTTCAGGCTGGCATGGGAGCGCATTAACCGTGAAGCAGGCATCCAGTCATGGGCACTCGTGCTTCCGAAGAATGTGGAAGTTGAAGAGCTCAGCACACCGGAGCTACAAATCATTGAAAAGAAAATCAACCGTGAGCTGAAGAGCCGCGGCGTATACGATATGTAACCCCAGAAGCTGGTAGGCTTAGCCTTTAAAATAAAGGGGGAACTGCTTATGGCACGTAAGGACAAAGCGGAAAAGGATTGGAAAGAGGAGAAATCCGCACTGGATCAGATTGGCAACTCGTCAGCCACTGATGATCTGTGGAGCAAATTCGACCCCGACCAAAGGCGTATGGATCAGATGATTGAAGACCTTTCTGTCGTCTTCACCGATGCGGAAGCGGGCACAGGAAAGACCGCTGTCGCTGTTCGGAAGGGCGTGGAACTACTCAGGCAAGGAAAGATCAGCCGTATCCACTATGTCCGTTTTCCCGATAAGCGTTCCCTGAAGCTGGGCTTCCTAGCTGGCAACTATGAAAAGGAAGCAGGGTACATGTATCCCTTTTACGAAGCTATGCAAGACTGCGGCGTGCAGGAAGAAGCGGTGAACAGGCTCATTACAGCCAAGTACATCGAGACCAGCACCGATATTCACCTGCGGGGGCGGAATATGCAGGGCACCTACCTGATTATCGATGAAGCCCAGAATGCAGGCGACCTGACCGACCTGAAGCTGGTACTGACCCGTATCCATGACCACCGCGGCAAAGCGGTCGTGATTGGGCACAGCAAGCAGACCGATTCCCGCGTCGAGCTGTACACCAAGCATAAGCTGAACGCGTTTCAAGTGAATGCCTTCCACTTCTCCCGCAAGCCATGGGCAGGCAGAGCCCACCTTCGGAATAACTACCGCGGCGAAATATCCAAATGGGCGGACAGGGTCGAAGAGTCTTTGGTGCTCATCGAGAATATGGCAGAATTCGGATAAACGCACTTCGGAAGCTCATTATCTCTTTAGATAATGGGCTTTCTTCCATTTCTAGGCGCATGATACAATGCACCTGAATCTACCAAATTTCAGAAAAGAGGGATTGACCATGTCTTTCACAGACCTTTGGGAAGCACAAGTATTGAACTACCTATTTCGTGGAACAGCTCTGACAAACCTGCCAGCGAACGCGGCAAACTTTTACATCGGCTTACACGTTGGCGGATCGGCACCAACAGACGCAGGCGGCTTTGTTGAACCATCTGGTGGTGCATATGCACGTGTGGCGGTTGTACGGAATACAACAGACTGGTCTGCGGCGGCAACAGACGGCGGCGCTAACTTCCAAGTTACCAACGCCAACACGGTCACATTCCCGCAGGCGACAGCGGACTGGGGCACCGTGACACACTGGGGCATTTTCGACACCAACGTAGCGGCACAGCCTGTGGTCTTTGCGGCACTGACGCAATCCAAAGCGGTGAACAACGGTGATACGGCAAACTTCGGAAGCGGTCAGCTGATTGTGAAGCTGGGCTAATAAGGGGTGGACAAGCCATGAAATACTCAATCCGTGGGAACATGCTAATCACTGACGGTTCGGCGGTTGTGACGGTGCTCAACAATTATGCGCTTTGGCGGCTTGTCATCGAGCCTACGGAAGCCTTTGTCTTTGAAGCATGGGTGAACACGGAAGCCGAGAAAAACGCGCTGTTCAACGAGCTGAAAGACTTCGTTGACGAGTTCGGCGAGTCGATTGATTGGCACATATGCACCCATGATGAGCCGAGCCCCCAGCCTTGTGAACTAGCAGAAACCTATACAGGGGGTTAGGCTATGCCCTTATATCTCTCGATGGATGGAGTCGACGATCGGCTCCAGCTTCCCAGCATGTCGGCTACTCGAATCGTGCTGGACTGCCTGATCGATGGCACGCAGGACGGTGCCCGCGACGTTGTAATTGATGCAAGAAGCGGAAGCACGTACTTCGTCGATGTCGGATTCGCCAATATGCGCTACTACATCAACGGTAGTATGCAATTAAAAACGAGCAACACTGACCTTCCGAAGGACGTAAGAAGCGTGCTCGATTTCCGCGGCAGTCCTGAAACAACGGTCATGACGGACGACTTTACGATCTTCGCTAAAAGCGATGGGACAACCCCGCTGAAAGGCAGAATTTATTCCGCCAAGGTATATAATGGTACGACCTTACAGGCTCACTACGATATGTCCACAGGCGGCGTTCAAGACCAAAGCGGAAACGGTAACCATGCCACGCTGACAGGCGGGTCGTTTGTATCCTACGAAGTGACAGGTCGGACATTTCTTCAGATGGACGGCATCGACGACTATCTGAAGACGCCGTCCGTCACCTTCGACAAAATCGTCTTGGACATCGCACCCCGTGCGGCACCTTCGAAGATTTATCTGGATGCCCGAAACGGTCATGCAACAGGCTATCTTCAGCGTACTGGCGGCGGAACAGATAACTGGGGCGCGAGCATTAATGTTCTCCGAGTAGACGGACAAAGCAAAACAAACGGACTCGACGTGATTCCGCAGAACGCACGAAGCACCGTGGAAGTATTCTTCTCAGCTGTCGGCACCGATGATGTAAATATCTTCTCTAACGTCAGCGCCACAGCAGGCACCTTCGTCGAAGGTGACATCTTTAATATCCGCTTCTACAATGGCACGGCATTAGTTATCCATTATGATATGTCGACCGGAACGGTGTACGACCAAAGCGGCAACGGCAATCATGCCACGCTGTTCGGCGGTACATGGGTCGAACAGCCTGTACAATCCTCATATGTGACCTTTGACGGCGTAGACGACAGGATAATTGTCCCCGCTTTTGTGTCTACGGAGTTCAGTATGGAGCTCAAGCCGCGTCCGATGGCATGGGAGCAGTATATCAACTTTGCAGGCAGTGCCATCAACCGCAACGGATCGAACCAAGATCAGTTTGCGGCGGCATTCTCTGCGGTGTATGTCGATAGTGTACAAGCGGCGACCAATACGGCATTCGTGAAGCTGGATACCAAACAAACTTTGCGCGGTGTACTGAGCGCACCAAGTAGCGGTTCAGCAGGCACAAACGTCTACTGGAATGGCGGAGCCGCCTACATGGAAGGGGAATTTTACTCCCTGAAGATATACAACGGCACCGAGCTTATGGTGCACTACGACACCGCACTTGGTAATATGTCCGCAGGTAAGCTGTACGATCTGACAGGTAACGGCAGGCATAGTGCGTTGACAGGCGGTACATGGGTCGTTCCGACAACGGGCGGCGCTGTCGCCTTAGCGGGGACATCGACAACCAGCTCCAGCGCCAGCACTCCGGTACTTCGGAAGGCGAACCGTTTAAGCGGTGGCACGAGTACGACCATCTCCAGCGCCAGCAGTCCGGTGCTTCGGAAGATCAGACCGCTGACCGCTGTAGCATCTGTAACGACATCCAGCGCAGGGTCGACTATCCTTCGGAAGCTGAATAAGCTAACTCCTTCAGCATCTACGACCAGTACCAGTGCCAGCGGAACGATCCGAAGAACGGTGCGGTTTGGCGGAACGTCGAGCACGACCACCAGCGCAGGCGGTGCTATCCTTTCAACAGGACGAGCGCCTGTTACGCTGGCAGGGATATCGACGACCCTCACAACGGCGAGCACTCCGTTGCTTCGGAAGTCCAGTAGGCTAAGCGGCGGCACGAGCGCAACCCTATCCGGTGCAGGCGGGTCAGTACTGTCTACCGGAAGAGCACCTGTCGTATTAGCAGGGGTATCCACAACCCTATCCAGTGCCAGCACTCCGGTGCTTCGGAAGACCTTCAGACTGGGGAGCGGCACCAGCGTTACAATTACCAGCGCCAGCGGAACGATCCGCCGAACTGTTCGCTTTAGCGGAACGTCGAGCACAGGCACCACAGCCAGTCAGCCGTTTCTTTCTACCGGAAGGTCGCCTGTGATGCTCAGCGGGATCAGCACAACCAGCTCCAGCACGGTACCTGTGGTTCTTCGGAAGTACACTCCGCTACAGGCAAACCCGTCCATTACGATCACCAGCGGAACCCATGTACCACCGTTTCGGAAGGTGAGCGGATTGAGCGGACTGTCCATTACGACAACCAGCGGAAGCGGTGCGATGAAGCGTGCACGGGGATTAGGCGGTACATCCTTGGCGCAGTCCGGTGCCAGCGGCAGATTGTCAGCAAAGCTGTCTTTCAAAGGGACAAGCGTTACAACGTCCAGTGGTGTAGGCGTCGTTATCCTAGGGGCGGCAGTCACTCAGCGGCTTCGTATGCGGGGATTGTACATAACACGGATTAAGATGAGGGGTGAAATGTGATGGCAAATTTTGATCTGCGGATCGGCAACTACCGAGAGCTAGAAATCATTGTGGAAAAGAACGACGGGACAGCGCCGAATTTCACAGGATTTAGCGTGAAGTGGATGCTCTACCGCTTGCATGCACGAAACCCCTTCTTAACCAAAACAGACCCACCGGATGTGGTCATTGAGGACATCCAAACGGCGACGGTCGTAGTTCGTATTTATAAAGAGGACACGGTCGACCTGATGGAAGGGCTGTACTATCATGAACTGGTCATGATCGACCCTATGGGCAACGAAACGACCGTGAGCTCTGGCGACCTCGACCTTTATGTAAAAAAGCGATAGCCATCTTCCGAAGTGCATCGAATTAATGCTATGATAGGCTCGACTAAATAATATGGGGGTGTTAAGCTATGGCTAGTCAAATCGGAACAACGCGCGTGTATGGTAGTGCTGATGAAGCAACCAGCTCCGCGAAGAAAGCATGCCCACTGTGCAAAGTAAACACAGTGCCGCGTCCAATTACGTCCACTCGCCGTGCGACAACAGCAGTGGCAGGGAAGACGCACTGCCCGAACTGTGGTCACGTCTACGGACATAACAAGACGAACCCAGCCGAGTAAACCCAAAGGCTTCGGGGCTTACGAGCTTCCGAAGCCTTTTCTCCATCTTGAAGGAAAAGGAGGTATCCCGATGGACGATATATTAAGTATCTGGCAGAGCGCACCCAAGGGGGACATGCTTCTGAAGTCGATGAAGGATCAGCAAACGGAACCCAAATCCGCGATTATTGATCCTTATAACTACATGAGCATGAGTGCAGGCACCCGCTCCAAGCCGACAACTATGAGCTATGCGACGCTTCGAAGAATGGCGCAGGTGCCAGCAATAGCGGCAATTTTGCTCACACGGAAGAACCAAGTAGCCAGATATGCCCGCAGACCCCGCTATGAGGGGGACATGGGTTTCCAGCTTCGCCTAAAAGACCCGAAAGCCAAGATGACAGAAGCGGCACGTAAGGAAGCCATGCGGCTGGAAGAGTT